TTGAAGGAACGGAAAGAGAGTTAGAGGAACTAAGAACCTCTTATGAAGAAAAGCTTGAAATGGCTAGAAAAGCAGGAGTGGATGATAATGATATTAAGATTCAATATGAAAATGATAGATTTAAAATATTAAAAGAAGCAAATGCTAAAGAAATTGCTTTAGAAGAGAGTGTTAATTTAGCTAAAAAAGGAATAAGAGCAGCAAATCTTAATAATGCACAAGCAGGAATTAGTCTTTTGAAATCAGTAGTTGGAGATAATAAAGCATTACAAGCAGGTCTGTTAGTTGCAGAAAATGCAGCAGGAATTGCTAAAACAATAATTTCTACACAAGCTGCTAATGCAGCAGCTACACTAAAATATGCAGCCTTACCTGGAGGTTTAGCACTAGCGGCAGCAGAAAGAGGAGCTAATAATATAGCAGCAGGAATATCTATAGCTGCATCAATTGCTGCCACAACTAAAGGACTTTCAGCTTTAGGTTCAGGTGGTGGAGTAAGTGGTGGGAATGTACCAAGTGGAGATTCTAGTGGTCAAGGGGGAAGTCCTGCACCACAAATGATGTCAGGCTCTTTTGATATAAGTGGAGCTGAAGCACCAGAACCTGTGAAAGCATTCGTTTTAACAGACGAAATGTCAAATTCTCAAAATCAGCTTGCAAACATTAGAAGAAGAGCTACAATCTAAAATCAAATAAACGAACTTGATTTCTATTATATAAAAAAGACTAACTATGCCTTGCGAAGAATGTTCAGACGGAAAATTTAAATGGGGAAAGACAGGAAGCTGTAAGTACGACTCAATAGCTGAATGTGAAGAAGACAATAAAGACTATTACGAAGAAGAAAAGACTACTTCTATAGTCGAGCTTGTTATTAATGATGAAAATCAAGAACTTGCTATTGACGCTATAAGCCTTGTTACCTCACCTGCTATAGAATCTGAGTTCGTTTTTTTTGGTAAAGAGAAAAACAATTTGACATTTGCAAAAGTAGACGAAGAAAAAAGAATGTTGGTTAGTCCGGCACTTATTCCAAACAAAAACATATTCAGACATAATCCTAATACCCAAGAAGATTATTATGTTTATTTTTCAAAAGATACAGTAAGAAAAGCAGCTGAATTATACTTGCGTCATAACAATCATCACAAAGCTACATACCAACATCAAGATAGAGTATCAGGTGTTTTAACAGTTGAATCTTGGATTAAGGAAGGTGATAGTGATAAGTCTAAGTTATACGGCTATGACCTACCTAACGGAACGTGGTTTGTGAAAATGAAAATAGAAAATGATGACCTTTGGAGTAAAATAAAAGATGGCGAACTTCGCGGATTAAGTATCGAAGGATATTTTACTGAACGAATGGAATCTATGTCAGAAGCACAACCATCAAGTGAAGAAATACTTAAAGCACTTAATGAAATAATCACAAAATCAAATAAGTAACTAACCTTTCTATTATATATAGAACTAAAAAAAAGAAAATGGATTTAAAAGAACAAATATTATTGGCACTTGGTCTTGATAAAGGCGAAGAAGTTAAGTTTGCTTACCAAGCAAAATCAGAAGACGGAACTATTTTCGTTTCAACTGCTGATGAATTAGCCGTAGGAGTCGACATATCAGTTCTGACTGAAGACGGTACAACAATTTTACTTCCAATTGGAACGTATAAAACGGATACAGGTGTTACTTTCGTTGTGAGCGAAGAAGGTATTGTGGATTCTGTATCGGAAACAGAAACTGAAGAAGTAGTTGAAGAAGAATTAGCTGAAGAAGAAGAAGAAAAGAAATACGCTGATGTGGCCGATTGGGAAGGTATGGAAAAGCGTATACAAAACTTAGAAGACGCTGTAGCAGACCTTAAAAAATCTAAAGATGGAGGAGATGATGAGGTTGAAGAAATGGCTGAAGTAACTGAAGAGCCTTCTACAAATCCTAAAACTATTAAGACTACAGAAGTAGTTGAATTCTCAGCAGAAGACGAATTAACAAAGTTAAAAGCTGAAAATGATAAATTAAAGACTGAATTAGCAGAATCTCCTGCATCAGCACCTTTAGACACAAATAAATTTAGTTCAGTAAGAGCAACTCCAACTGCACAAGATTTAAGAAGAATGACAAAACAAGAAAAGTTCTTATACAACTTACATAACTAATAACATAAACTAAAAAAAACAAAACTATGGCAATTACAGTAGCTTCAAACTTTGCAGGTAAGGCAGCCGGATTCTACATCTCCGCTGCTTTAAAAGCATCAAACTCGTTAGACTATCTAACAATGATAGAGAATATAAAATTTAAGAGCAATATCCAAGCTCTAAATCAGACTGTCAATTCTGTTGTAGACGCAACGTGCGACTTTACAGCAGCAGGAACTTTAGCTCTTACCGAGAAGGTATTAGAGCCGAAGAATCTACAAGTTAATATGGACATTTGCAAGGAAACTTTATTGTCTTCTTGGGAAGCGTTACAAATGAGAGCAGGAGCAGGCGCACCACCACCTGCATCTTTTGATGATTACGTTATCTCTTATATGGGAGAAATTATAGCACAAGCAACTGAAGATTCAATTTGGGGAGGAACAAATGTAGCAGGACAATTCAATGGCTTCTTAGGAAATGTAACAGGACTTTTATTACCAGGAGTAGATGCAACAGTTGTTCAAGATGGTGCAGCAATACCTTATACTGCTGCAAATATCATTGCTAACTTACAGTCAGCGGTAGATGCAATTCCTACAACTACTTTAGGTAAAGAAGATTTACATATTTATATGAGTCAAAGATCTTACCAATACTACATCTCAGCAGTTTCTACATTAGGTTATGTAAATGCTTACAATATGAACGGAGATTATGTACCAATGTTTGAAGGGTATAAACTAGCTGTTTGTAATGGGATGGTAGAAAATCAAATGGTAGTATCTCAGAAGTCTAACTTGTTTTTCGGTACCGACCTTTTAAGTGACGCTACACGTATTAACTTGATGGATATGAGCACGTTAGACGGAAGCGATAATATCCGAATGGTAGCTCGTTACTCAGCAGGTGTACAAACAGGTACAGGAGCAGATATCGTAAGGCAGTCTTAATAAATAAATAAAAACGGAGAAGGAGGGTGTCAAAGCCCTCCATCTTTATAACCACTTAACAAAAAACAATTATGGCTTGTACAGCATTAACAAAAGGACGTGGACTCGACTGTAATAGAATCAGCGGTGGAATAAAATTCGTTTATTTCGGAGTTTACGACCAATTTACAGCACCAATAGAAACAACAGGACTTCCAGTTACAGATGGAGTAGTTACTGACTTAGAAATGGGTTCTAATGACTTATACAGATATACTATGCCTTTAGGTGTAGCTAGTCTTACAGATACAATTGTCGGTAGTCGTGAAAATGGAACGATTTATTACACACCGAGTTTAAGCGTAATTCTTAACCGTTTGACGAAGGAAGACCAAAATCAAATCAAACTTTTAGGCGCTACAAAACTTGTATGCTTTGCTCAATTGAATGCAACATTACCAACAAAAACAGATGTAATAGTTGCTTTAGGAGTAACTAATGGAATGGAACTTAATGCTGGTACTATGGACTCTGGAGCAGCTTGGGGTGATCGCGGAGGATATACGCTTACATTCGATGGAATCGAGGCTTCTCCATTTCCAATGGTAGCAGATTATCCTTTAGCAACAGGACCGTTCACAAATGCAGCATTTAATTTTGGAACAATAGTTACATCTTAATTTTCTAATCTGTTTTCTTATAATTCTTGAATGAGGGTAGCTTAATTGCTACCCTTTTTCTTTATTCCAAATAAAAACTTACTTTTTCTATTATATAGTATGATTCAAGCATATACAGAAACGAGCTTTAATGCAGATTTATCGACTGAGGATAATAGAATTGACAAAACTGTTGCTTCTACTCAGATTAGATTCCTTATAAAGTTCATTAATGATATGGATGGAAGTATAGTTTACTGCTATCCTACTTCAACAATATACAATAGATATACGCATATGTTTTTTAATTACAATGCAACTCCTGACTTTTACAGAGCAGAATTAAAGCTATTACCAGCAGGTCATTGGAAGTATGAAGTTTATGAAGTAAGTTGGATAGGAACAGTTGTAGTTGCTTTAAATACTGCACCTCCTACTGAAACTGTTGCTCTTCCTGTAGCAGATACTAATGGAGTAGTACAAGGAATAGTTACAAAAGGTATTTTAAATTTAACTGAAAAAGCAGGAACGGAACAAGTGCAGTATACAGAACATACAGTTGCAGCAGGAACGAACACAATATATTACGGACAATAAAAATTAAAAATGGATAAAATAATTTCAGTCGACTTAAGCACCTCAACAGCGCCTTTAGTACAAGAAGTACGAGGAAAAGATTACATTGAATACGGCGACGCTAATGGAGAATGGAGAAACCTCTATCCTCAGTTCTTAATTGACCTTTACTATTCTAGTTCAATAACGGCTGCGATTGTGAATGCTACTGCTGAAATGATAAGTGGAGAAGACTTAGTTATAACAGATGAGGAAGATAGAGATGAAGAAGCAAGAGTAAAGCTACAGAACTTTATGAATAACGCTAATGGAAATGAAACACTACACGAGGTATTGAAAAAGGTAGCATTTGACTTTAAGTTACAGGGTGGGTTTGCTCTGAACATTGTTTGGGCAAGGGATAGGTCACAAGGAATAGCTGCTATTTATCACATTCCAATGGAAAAAATTAGATGTGAACGTCCAGACGAGTTTGGAAAAACTAATGCTTACTATGTATCAGGAGATTGGGCAAATACAAGAACAAACAAGCCATATAGAGTTCCTGCTTTTAATGTTAATGACAGAACTTCTCCAAATCAAATTCTTTACACAGGGCTATACAGTCCTAATATGAACTCTTATTATACCGCTGATTACATCTCTTGTAATAATTGGAGTCTAATCGATTCTAAAGTTTCTGAGTTCCATTTGAATAACATCTCCAATGGATTTACAGGCTCGTTTATGATATCCTTTGCGAATGGTGTACCGACTGCTGAGGAGCGTAGACAGATAGAACAAAGTCTTACAGATAAATTCACTTCTGAAAAAAATAGTGGTAAATTTGTATTAACGTTCTCAGACGACAAGACTAGAGTTCCTGAAATAACTTCTATTAGTCCTTCCGACCTCGATAAGCAATTTTTAGCACTTCAAGAACTACTTACTAGCAACATCCTCTCAGGTCATAGGGTGACGTCTAAGACACTTATGGGCTTGGATAGTGCTAATGGGTTCTCAAGCAATGCAGACGAGCTTTTAAACGCTAGTAATTTTTACTTAAATACCGTGGTAATGCCATTTCAAGGGCAAATCTTAAAAGTATTGCACAAAATATTCCAAGTTAATAATATGGATATGCCTGTTCAGTTCGTACAGCTTAAACCAATTACAATACAATTTGATTCAAAGACTATCAGAGAAGTAATGACTCAGGACGAAATAAGAGAAGAAATTGGATTAGCACCTTTAAGTGAAGAAGAATCTGTTGAAATAAAAGAGGAGTTTGCTAGAGTTGGAATGATTGATGGGAAGCCTGTTTTTGATACCATAGAAGAAGCCTTAGAAAGTGCAAAGTCTTTAGGGTGTGAAGGGTATCATTCTCACGATTACGAAGGTAAGACAGTCTATATGGCTTGTGAAGGGCATACACAGGCTACAGAGCTTTCTAAATTCATTGAGGAATTTGGAG